GCCCATCGTCTGCTTTAAATTCTTGAAGATCTGTTTCGTCTTCTTCAAGAACATCTAAGTTCTCGTCGGACATTATTATGCTCCTTTATTATGGTTCTAAATATTTATAATAATTGTTATTTTACTACATTTTCTTCAAGAAATCCTCGAAGATACGTAATTTAGTTGTCTCCAACTCGGACTTTCTAGATTTCTTAATCTCATATTGAGATTTTTCTACAAATGACTGAATCCACTTTCCGCCATCCATAATCCAATCAACGCCCTCCATAATGCCTTGTACAAAAGCATCGGGTGCAGATGGATCAGCTACGATATCGGCTGCGGTAGCGAGATAAAAATCTTTCTGTACTTCGTTTATACCATTTCTAGATTTAAGAGATCCCATACCCCGAGATGAAACACCTAATGACGCGCCCTCTTTAATCAAATTCTTAACAATATTACCATAGGGAGAATCCATAATCTTAGCCTTCCCAATGAAATTGTCTCCATCTTGATATAATTCTTTAATCATATGTGAAACACGTTCTAAATTAATACTTGGGCCTTGTGGATGACCCAACTCACCAAATGCACGATTCTTCATAATATACTCTTTGTTATAACGTATAACTTCTTTTTCTAAAACTTCGGTGGGATAAATTCTACCATTCCGATTAGCTTTATTGGCTTGCATAAAGATACCTTCAATAAAATATTCTTTCTCGCCATCAGCATTAGCTTCAGTAATATACTCTAGACTATCTTCTAAGACTTCTGTAATTAACTTCATCTTATGCTCCTGAAACCTTGTGTAGTTTGGCTACAACAAAACCAGTGCCACCAGAAAGAGTGAATACCACATTCGCTTGACGATCGCCAAGATATGGTTCTAATCTCATAGCACTTGATTGATAATCATGATTACCACTACCCGATAGAGTAGCTACTGTATTAGCACCTCTAGTTACTGTCCATCGATTAGTACCATTGACAGACCACATTAATTCTGAAATAGACATCTCTGAAAGTTCTTCACCAATAGTATTAGCACCGGTTGCTACACCAATAGTATTAAGATTTAAAGAACCAGTTGCTACAGTAGAGAATACTACATAACCCCCAGCTTTATTTTGATTAGTAGTGATAGGCATTAATCAGTCCTCTTCGCAAAGATAAGCATACTTTTATAAGACTTTTCATCTTTCTTCAATTCTTCTTCCATACGCTTACGATTACCCGGATTTAGATCTTTTAATACTGAATTTAATGCCGCCGCATCTTCTTTAGTTACTTTGACTGATTTGCCATTTCCTAATTTTAGGGTACCGGCTTTTACAGCTTCATCTAGAAAAACTTCTTCATCAAGGTCAACTTCTTCATTGGCCTTTACTTTACGAACTCCAGAAAACTTTTTCTTTCCTTTATTAGGAAATTGAGCCTCTGTAGCTACAGGATGATCTGCCACTTCTACTGCGTGAAGATCTACAAATTCAATATCATTTGTTGACATATTATTATCATCATTTTTCTTAATAACATGATCCGCCGCGGCAGCTTCTCTTAATGCCTTAAATTTCTTCATTGCTCGATTCTTCCTCAGAACTGAATAGTGTTGATGCGATCCTGTGTTTTTCAGAATCAATTCTTTCGTTTGCTTTGAATGCTAAAACATCATAGACTACATCTCGAAATTTTGACGTTTCGTTATCAGCTAAATGTGTGATCGCATCACTTAATTTGTCTTGTACATCCATAAAATTCTCCTATATGTATTTATAATATTCTATCTATTAAGTAAAATAAGGTATTTTGTAATCAGTTCCGCCTATATTAATAACTATATGTCCTACTGGATTTGCTACTATATCAGAATGCAATGACCAATTACCAGATGAAGTAGTTACAGAAGAGGTGTTACCTGCCCACGCTACTACATTAGCCGACCCTAGAAATATTTGTCTTGCTAACGTATTAGCGATAAAGGCTGAATCTGGATGTACATTGATTCTTAGATCTGTAGTACTAGTATTAGAAGCTGTTACAGTAGCACCAACAAAGTTTAAGGTAGTAATAGCAGTAGATACTACACTACCTTCTTCTTGTACCGTTATAGCAGATGGTGTTGCTTCCCATTTACCTTTAGATGCACTCCATGCTAAGACATCACCTGATGAGGGAGTGTTTACTGAAGTATAGTCTACATCATCCAGTTTATATAATAGTACTTCACCCCCGCCTTGACCTGAACCACCGCCACCAGATAAGGCTAATCTTGTTACTTGGGAACTAATGCTATCTCTAAAAGTTTTTAAGTTATCTTCTAGTTCAGTTTGTAAAGGTTTTAGGTCAACAAGTCTACCATCTGCCCCTTCTGGCCCGACAGGGCCTGTCTCGCCTTGCTCGCCTTTCTCTCCTTTCGGACCGAGCGGGCCGACTGGACCCCCCGGCGTTCCCGCCGTTCCTGGAGTCCCTGCCTCTCCCAATTCGCCTCTTTTGCCTTGATCACCCTTAATTCCATCATTTCCTTGTAAACCAACAGGTCCGGACTTGCCTGTGACGCCAATATCTCCTTTATCACCTTTATATCCTTTCAAGCCTTGAGGACCAATAAGTCCTTGTTCACCTAGAGGCCCTATTGGACCCACAATACCTTGTTCGCCGATTACACCTTGTTTTCCTTGTCCACCCCGTGGACCGACCACTTTACCAACATCTAGTTGTTCACCATCAGCAAAGTTTAATACTAATTTCTCTTCAAATATACCTGCTTCAATTAAAGAATTACCATCCTCACCCTTCTCTCCCTTTTCACCTTGAGGACCACTATCACCAGGATTACCCACGATGACAGTTTTACCATCTTCACCAGAATCACCTTTAGGCCCACTAGGACCACTAGGGCCCTCTATAATTTTAACTCTATCTAACTGTTCTTGAATAGATACTAACCGTTTACTAATTTCATTTTTAGAAATTTTTACAGCGGCTGCTAGAACTTTGGCTTGTAGAAGTTCTTTCATTATTCTTCCTCGTCATCCAACTCGATATTGTCTATCAAAGATGACATTTTGGCAATAAGTTTTTGATCTTCTTCACTCATTTCTAAAGGTTTGAATTCTTCTTCTTTAGGAATTTCTTTAGGCTCTATATCCACTTCATCTTCATTTTCATCTTCATCATCATTCATAGGACTATCTGGATCTTCTCCTTCAGCCTTAATTTCTTTATCCATCTCTTCAATATCTTCTTCAGACATATGAAGAACATTTTTACGAATCCAAGCCAAAGAATAATACTTACCAACAAAAGATTCAATTTCGTTAGCAATATTTAATCTTTCTCGAAGTATTTCAGACTCTTTTAATTCTGTATAATAATTATCATGAGAGAATTCGAAAGATATACTCTCACGAATCTTTTGCCAATCTTTACGATTGATAACGCCTTTTAATACTAATTGAATTTCTAATAGTTCATCAAACAGATGGGTGAAACGATTACGCAACCTTTTAATAAACTTGGAGAATTTCAATTCGTCTCGGGTGATTTCATTAGATCTACCTAAGTTAAACTGATTCTCTGATTCCAACCGAGTGACGGGCACATTAAGAGACTTATACAACTTACGTCGGAAGTAGTCTACATCATCCATTTCACCCAGATTAGTACCACCAGGTAAAGTTTCGATTTGAGTACCTCTACCACCTTCACGTCTGGGTAGCCAGAAATCCTCTAGCATAGTCATAAACTTACGATCATCTCTTACTTCACCTGTAGTAGCATCATAAACAAGACGATTCTTATACTTGGCCATCATATTAGCTAAGTATTGTTCTGCTTTTGCTGGAGGTAGATTGCCTACGTCAATGTAAAAGATACGTCTTTCTGGTGCTCTAGATAGACGATAGATTACAGTTGCATCTTCTAACATACGAAGTTGGTTTAGAGGCTTGATAGCTTTATGAAGATAACCTAGAATAAATTGATTGTTTGGATCTATTACGCCACTAGTTACATGACAGATAGAATCTTTTGCTACTTTAACACCAGTATGCGTTCCGGCTGTACCAAGACCCTTTGCATAATATATAAAGTATTCATTATATCCTTTTTCGATAGTAACCCTAGTACGAGGATCTAAAGTTGTAATCTTCTCTCGAATTTTCTTAATTTTTCTAGGATCTATCTTGCGTAATTCTACAATACCCTCTCTGGGTTTAGCTTCGTTTATCATAATATGATAGTATAAACGACCATCAATATACCATTGTTTAAAGATATCATAACCGTTAGCATTGAAATCTAAAAGTTTTAAAACAGAATAGAATTCTTGTCTAATTTTTGTTTTAATAGTATCTGAATATTCTAGTTCGTCTAATATGATATCTACCGGTAAGGCATCGTCAATAACAATAGCCTCATTGACAATATCTTCAATAGCACTATCACACTCGGGTTGCATGGCCATTGTGCGATAACGCGAAACTAGATCTGCTTCTGATTTAGTAGTACCTTCTAGATCGACGTATGTACCATATACACCACCAGCAGCTACTTCTACTGCTCCATCATCATGTGCAGGTGGCACAAACGATTTTACTGTATCAGAATTCTGTTCTTCTTTAGTTTTTGCGATTGTGAAACCAAATAATTCTACTGCCATATATCACACTTCCTAGTATAGATTCTATAATTCTATTTATATTATAAAAAAACGACGGTCACGAAGCAACCGCCGTTTTTTCTAAGTCTTCATAATAAAAATCATGTTCCGACTTACGTTACGCTCCGACTGCTAGTGCTTCCCAATAATCTACAGAAAAGGTTACATCGAACGTTTCCATTGCGTCATTAGTACCCCAATCTAGAGCAATAGCGCCGACGCTCACAGGAAAGATACCTCTCATAGAATAAGATCTAAGAGGATCACCACCCTTACCGTACTGTGTTACCGTGGCAGTAGACTTATATTGTCCAGCACTGATAAATCCGGTATCTCTAAGATTGGATTGTAAACCGTTAATCTTCTCAGACCAATTTTCCATTGCACTACGAATAGCGAAATCTTCATCATTAATAACAGTAACCGACCAATCAGCAACTGTTCTGTTACCAGCAAACTTAATAGGCCGCCCAAAATAGTTTTGGGTAGCAACGCCTAAAGTTGATTCGGGAATACTTGAAGCCTGAATCATGAAGGCACTCTGTAAGTTTAGTGATAGATTGACGGGATTGTGAAGCATAACTTGAAATAGGTTAGGTCTAGCTCCCCCACCTGCTAAAGCACCTTGAAATTCATTAATATTAAATGCCATTTGACTTTTCTCCTTATCTTTTAATTATTTATACTAGAACTGGCCAACTACTTCACTAAAGTCAACACCAGTTCGCACTGCGACGAAGTTTAGCTGAATAAAGTTGATAGCCCGAGCAGGTTTGATGTAGATATCACCGACGAACTCATTACGATCAATGACCTCGGGGGTATTATTAGATCCATCGCACACTACTCTAAAGTCAAATATACCTCTGCGACCTTGTACGTCACGAAGGAATGGGTCTACAAGATTGACAAAGTT